ATATTAACGCCAATTATATTCGCGCTGGTACGATTGACGCCGATATTATTACGCTGGGCAGCAGCTATGGCGGATTTTGTTGCGGAGAAGGGTCTGACGGTGTTAGTTCAACATGGGGTGCATTGATGTACGGATCTGCCGGCCCGTATGCAAACTATTATATGTTTGTAAGTAATAAAGGAGCAATGATGCGAGGAGGGAGCGCATCTATCTATTGTGCTGGGAATGGCATCCATGCTTCGGAAGAAATCTCTGTTGACTCAGATATTCGATTGAAAAACGATATTAGAACCGATGTGGAACGGTATGAAAAGTTTTTTCTTGGATTGCAAGCTTCCACATTCTGTTTGAAGAATCATGATGATGGGTCACGTCATATTGGATTTATTGCGCAGGATGTAGACCAAACACGAATTTCATGTGGGCTTGACAAAAGAGATTTGGCACTTCTTGAATTTTGTGAGAAAGACATCAAAAGTACCTCTGGAAATGTGTCAGAGAAATATTACAGTATTCGATATGGAGAGCTTATTCCGCTGTGCGTGCATATGATTCAAAAATTGTATCAACGCATTGATCATCTCGAAAAGAAATTGGTAAAGGAGTAACAACTTATGAAAACCGAAATCATGCAGCGTCTGAATCTTATTTTGGGAGCGCTAAACTCTATTTCTGTAAGCGGAAAATCCAATCTTGCAAATCTGAGTGGCAGTATTGCAATGTTGGAGGAAGTGGCTCAGATGCTAAATGGTGCAGAGATTGTGGAGATTGAGAAATCCACCAAGAAATAATATGGAGGGTGGTGATAGGCGTGAGTTGTGACTACAACCCTTATACTCTCCCTACGGTTGACTTTGTAGGAGGATCGACGCAGGAGCTTGCGTTTCATACATTCTTCTCACAAAACAAAAGGCCGTTCGATCTGTCAGCTTGTACAGCGAATTTTGCAGTTATCAATTTTGTCAATAAAAATGGGACACCATTGATTTCAAAGCAAATGGATATCATTAAAAGCGAAGATGGAGATGGAACGGTTGCGAATGTTCTCAAAGTTGTGTTGTTGCCCGAGGAAACGGTAGACCTGTTTGGAAAGTTTATTTATCAGATTACCATTCAAGATATTTCTGGAGAAATTGAAATTCCAGACCAGGGGATTCTTCGTATCGCAAATAACATCAATAAAGTATTTAATCGTTAAGAACAAAGAAAACTAATGCGAAAGGATGGACGATAATGAATACGACATATTTTTTG